TGTCGTCTTAATCAGCCAGAACGCCTCGGTTGGGACTTCGCTGTACACACCACCAAAGGTCACGGTAATGGGCGGCGTCTTTCCGCCAGCGGTGACGTGCCGCTGGTCGTTGAATACGGCAACACTGCCAGTTTCACGGGTGACTTTTGTGTTGGATACGGTGTTCATTTCCCCGCCAACGTCATACCATGCTCCGGTGCAACCCGGTTGAATCTCGATCTTTGAACAAGCCTGACTTACTCCATCATCTGTTTTAGGCATTTCTTATTTGCTCCTTCTACACCCGCACCCGGCGGGTATGGTTAATGCTGCCCTGGCATTGCTTTTCAGTGTTGCCAGTTCCTCCGCTGTCAATCCATCCACGGCAGCGGCTTCGATCACATCGGACAATGTTTTAATCCCGGCGGCAATCAGCACATCCGACACAGCCGCAAATTCAGATAGCACCGCAATCGGCGGCGCGTTCACCGGCGCAACCTTGCCCCGGACAATCAGAATATCCCTGATCTTCGGCTTCAATCGTGACGCTGGGAATAAATCGCCACGTTTAATCCCAATGTTCAAATTCTCAAGCGCCCTAAGAAGCATCAGAACGTCCTCAAGCGGAGTGTGAACCGTGCCCCTACGTAGGCAATCGCCCCATAGACAAACTCGACGCGCAACCACGACCACTGCCAGCTTTTGATACCGTCCAGTCCAAACGGCGGGCAGCCTGCGTCTTCCATTGCCGTGTGAATCTCGTCAATACCTTTCACCAGCGTGTCCATATCTTCGGCCAGGTGGTTGCGCTGCCGTGCGTAGTAATCAACGTGCCAGATTAACGTCTCCTGAATCGTGCCCCCGCCAAATGTGGTGAACTGCGTGCCGCTTTCCGTGGCGACATTATCGCACGCCTCCGGGTATATCTGAATACCCGGCGTGTCCTGCATACCCTCAGTCAGTTCTTTGTAGTTTTGCAAGCGGATAATTGACGGGCACGCGCCCGCCAGGTATGCCTTAATCCCCGCGCCAATCTGTGCATAGGTTATCATTCGTCACTCCTCATAATGCGCCCTACCGCGTCCTCAAGAATCCGCACGATGGACGGGATTGCTTCACGGAAGGCGTTTTCCAGGTAATGCACCGCCTTTGTGCCGCGTACACTGATCGCCCGTTGCACAAGGAACTCTGGGATACCGTGCCTGCGCGCCCAAACTGCCAGCGCGCCGGGTGGTGGGAAGTGTGCCCTTGTGCCAAGCTCGACGTATGGCGCATAGGCTAAATTGGACCCGACCACACCATGCACCTCTGTCGCGGATATTGTTCTTATCTCAGGCGTGATGGAAGACCGCAAGCGTCCCGTGTCTACCGGCGCGTTAATCTTTGCGCCGCGTTGCACAATCAACGTCGCGGTCTTCATCGCTTGCAGAAACGGCTCGCCTTGCATCGCAGCAACTCGCGCCTGCATGCGCGCCTGTTCCTCTTTCAGCCCGTTAATCTCAATGCGTAATTCGCTCATATTCCAAATACCACCGCGTTTGTGTACCGCCCGTCTACCAGAATGCGCCGGATGTCCGGGTCAAGGCTTTGCTGGTATAACAGCATCCCCAGCTCTCCCGAAGCCAGTGCGTCGGACATCGCGCCTTGCAGCCGTTTATACCACCGCGCCGATTGCATAATGCACGCCTCTGCAATATCCGCCGGTGGCGTGGCACTGTAGCCCCAGCGCGCCGTGATGCGTACAGATGGGCTACGTAAGCCTTTGGTGAATATCACGTAATCCCCGTTAGGGTCAGACATCACGCCGGTATACGGCAGGTCTGCAAAGTTAGGATGCTCATATCCACCAGAGAATGCGACCCAATCCGTAGCCGCCCAGGATTCGTATGTGGTATCCGTGGCGCTGTCCTTAACTGCCACCAACGTTGCTGAGATGAACGGGTCTGTGCGCATCCAGCCCTTACCGCTGCCGAAGTATGGACGTGCGGTTGCTACTACCGGCGCTTTGAAATACTCAAGCCCCGGCAGGTAATGGTTGATGGTGCGGTCAATGTTGTTCGTTGCCGCGGTAAGGATAGCGGTCAGCACCGTGTCGTCTACGTTGCTTATCTTGTCAATCTGCGCTCTTAATTCTGCTGCGGTTGCATAAGGCATATCATTCTCCTACTCATACCCGTATCTGTCCGCCATTGCGCGGATGCTGTCGTAAATCTCAGGCGCTGCGTTCTGTACAGCGCGCCAGGTAATCGCCGCGTGTTCCCGTGCGTTGACGGTCAGCGGTACATTGAACGTCGCCGAAGCGTAATCGGTATCAAAGTCCAACACGCTGCGCAATGTCTCCCACGCTGTGCTTAACTCCTCAATACGGTATGTCCATAACGCCTGCCGCTCTGCTTCCCTGTTCCACGTTAGCCAGTAGTAGCACGCCCATCTTAACGGCGATGCATCGTGTTCAACGTCAACGAACTGCTGTGACCAATCACGATTACGTCCAGTCGTGACGCTGGCAATCGTCTTCAGAGGGTCACGGACCTGGTGCAGAATCACATCGAACTTAGGGCGTGGCGTCTTGTGCTTCCCGGGATAACTCTTTGCCTCGAAGCAATAGAACCCGGACACGCTGCCATCCTTACCCACCGCCTCATGTTTCACGTCCAGCCCGCAGCGTTGCAGAACCCGCGTGATGTAGGCTGTCCCTGAGCGTCCTGAACCCGTAATCAGTAGCATTACCCACCGCGCCTTTGACAGAATGCCGTTGATGTTTTAACCTGTACGCGGCGAATAGGGTGCGTCTTAACCCCGGCGACGACTGCCACGTCCCAACCGCTGCCGCGTAAATCTTCAATCGCCTTATGGGTCAGCGGGAAGTCGTAATCATCAGCGACCAGCCACCCGCCCGGCTTGACGTGCTTTGCGCCCAGGATGATGGAACGCCGTCGCTCGTTTTGCGTCAGGCAGTCCACAAACACCACGTCGAACATCCCCTCGTCTGTGATGGCATCCGGCAGCGTTTTGGTCGGTGAGAAGCGATAGTCAACCGTAATGCGTGTAATCTCTTTCTCAAGCGCATTTGATATAGATTCATACCACGTCCGGTCATCTTCAACACTTATCAAGCTCTTGACGAACCCCGCAAACCACAACGTTGATCCGCCGCTGCCAAACTCCCACACTGCCTTGCGCCGTGCTAACTCTTTGAGCAGGATAGCCGCAGCAACGGTCAAAACAGGCTTTACTTCAACGTCCACAAATGCTCTAGCCATTCCATAACCCCCAGTAATCTTTAGGTACAATGCTGTTAAAATAATCCAGGTCAGCGCCGCTGTACTCAGTCACCCACTTAGCCTGCCGATAATCACCGGACGGATACGGACCCGCCCCGATGTCATGCCGGTGTACTGTCAATAGTTCATCGCCCGCAAACTCTTCGATTCTGTATAATTCTAATTCGGTGTGAATAAGTAAGTCCTCATACCGGACAAACAGTGTGTCAGGTGCTTCACGCCACGTATCTAAATGCCGTTTCCAGTGTTGGACAATCGTCCGCGTTTTCTTTGCCTTATTCCCCGGCGTGCATTCCCAATCCAGTTTAGTCCGCAGGAAGTCAGAGAATGCCATTGACCGCATAGCCTGTGGTTGGAATGCCTTTGTGCGCCATAGACTTAATGCCACGTCCCGCCCATCACGATACACATACACCCGCTTGCCGGGTAGCTGCCGGTTGTAAAGCTGATGTCCGCCCAGCATATTGGATTCAGGCGCAATCACTTTCCTGCGCTTTGACCAGTGCCCAGTTTTGAACATCCTGTATTTCACGCAGCCCCAATACGCCTGCTCAAGTAAGGCCAGCGTCCAGTTCGTGCCGCTGCGCGGGTGTGAGTACAATTTAAGTTGTGTCATAATTCCCTTATAAACTCATAGGTGGGCGACTTGTTAAACCGTTGTTTCATAACATATCCAAACTGTTTCAGGACTGCCAGTGCGCCGTCAATCTCAACTTTGCTCATCAGCTCGATAAATAACGCTGGTCTGTAGCCTGCCAACATCGCCAATGTACCACGTAGTGCCGGGACTTCGCTCCACTGAATATCCAGCTTAATCACGGTCACAGGCGCTTCAAGTAACGGGATGAGCGAATCCAGCGTAATGACATCTGCTTCGTCCCCGGTAGTCAGGTTGTATTGCCCGTGAAAGTTTCCGGCGTGTTCCATCGCTCCGCGCCCGTGTTTTTCGCCTAACGCCGCTTGAATGAATGTAACGTTTTGCAACCCGGATAGTTTGACGTTTACCTTTGCGTGTTCAATGTTACGCGTCACCGGCTCAATAGCTATCACCTTATCCGCACAGTACCGCGCAAACCATAGCGTGTGGTTGCCAATGCACGCCCCGCAGTCTATAAACGTCCCACCGTGATAAGCCTTGCGGATATACTGGAGCATCGGCTGTTCGTAGAATTTATGCTGTAGCCACATTTTCTGCTGCTGCCGTGGTCCCTGTATCTCTACCCGTATCCCGTCCCGGATGTCAACTATCATTTGCGCGTCTCCAGTCCTAATACTCGCAGTCCTGTGTCGTTCTGCTTCTCGCCGCGTGTGTTAAATTTGAACAATGATTCAATCCCCCGCGCCTTGCTGTTTAAGATTTTAACGGGCGCCGGGACAACGTACCTTCTTACACCGCGCCGTTTCAGATGGGCTGCAATCACCAAGTCATCATTCATCGGCCAGTTTTGCCACTCCGTAAATATCCCAGCGTCAAACGATTGCCGTCTGTACAGCGCCCCGTATACGCCTGTGATTACGTCCACCGGCTTGGCTTTCTTAATCCGGCTCTTGATGACCAGTTGTGAGCTTGCGTACCCGTTACCCTTCAAGATGCGCCCCCGGTAGCCAATCGCCGCTTTAGGTAGCTTCTCGCCCCACGCCAGCAGATGTTCAGCCCAGCCCGTGCCATATACGCAATCATCATCAGCCGTAAGAATCACCTCAAACCCTGCCTTGAGTGCGGGCAATAACTTCGTAATCGGCCCACAATCCTCTACAATCTCGACGTGTACCCCGGCGCGCTTGATATAATCCGGTATACGCTTGAGTACCGTGTCTGACCGCTCTATCTTCCTGACTGCCCATAGATAGACCGGCAAGCCCTGCGCGACCAGTGATAGAATACACGGCTTAATATGCTCGATACGGTCAGGGATGGTGGTCAGTGAGATAATGGCGCTCATTGCACCGTCTCCAGTACAAGTTGCGCTGGTTCCGCCTCAGCTTCACAGTGTGCAATGCGCCGTCGTGCTATCTCTACATAATCCGCGTCAAGGTCTATGCCGATAAAGTCGCGTCCCTCAAGCACTGCAGCGCATCCCGTCGAACCGCTACCGGCGAACATATCCAGCACCGTTCCTCCGGTTGGCGTTGCGGTCAGCTTGCACAGATAGCGCATTAGAGCCAGCGGTTTCACCGTCGGATGGCTCGAACTCTCGCCGTCTGGTAGCCCAGCATTCCGTTCTTTACGTGACGCCTTAGCGCAGTAAAAAAAGCGTGCGGCGGAGCCTTCGTCTGTATATATTGCATTAGACTTCACTTCACCGTTATTCCCGAACACCCCCCCAAACTTTGTCATGCCACCTGGTGTAGACTTCGTCACCGGAAACAGCGCCGTCACTTCCTCGCTGCCGTCGTGGATGAGGTTGGCGGGCCAGCGGCCTGACGGTGCTGGCGAGGCAAGCGTGTTAGTGTTGCGCCTCGCCCCCAGCCACATCTCGTTGTCGCGCTCCGTGTACTTCGTCGGTTCATCGTGCGCCACCCGTCCCCCGTCGATGTTCAGCCCAGCGACGCCCCACGTCAGCGCGTTGTTCGCAAACGTGCCGTCAAGCGGTTTCATCGCTAGCACTATGATTTCATACGCTGGTTTTAACGCTGTCCCATATCCATCCCATTGACTATCCTGTGTTGCTTTACCGATATTATGAGATTTAGGGAATCCGCTGCCATATACCCAGAATATAGCATCCCGTATCTGCCATCCCGCATCTTCAATAGCGCACATCAAGCGGTGATGCGTGCGTGTTCCACCAAATGCCAACAGCATCGCGCCTGGTTTCGCAACTCGCAACGCTTCAACCCAATACCGCTTTCCGGGTACGCCGTAATCCCAATCCTTGCCCATAAACGACAGGCCATAAGGTGGGTCGGTGATAATGGTATCCACGCTGTTCTCATCAAGCGTCTGCATCACTTCGAGACAATCGCCGGTGTATAGTTGAATATTCATTTGCCTGTCAAGTTCCTGCGTATAATTTCAGGCGTGAGCCGCTTGTGATACCTGCGGGAATGCACGCCGCAATACGGGTCCCACACGCTCCCGAAGTCAATTAGCCACGAATGCCCACCCATCACGGGCTGCAATCTGTGTATCAGCACCTTCGTCATTGGTCCGGCGCTGATGGATACAACCACGTTTTGCAACGTTCTCAACTGTTCCTCTATCCGGTCAATGTCCTGCCAACAATCGCGTGACCGTACTGGAATAAACACGCTGGAAAACGGCAGCTTCATCAACCACTTAGGACCGACCACCACAATGCGCTTTGTTTTCATTGCCGATACCAGCGGATACAGTTGCCCTTTCATACTCGCCTTTGTGAATACCTCGCCGTCATACCACGTCAGCCCCGGCGCGTTCTGTGCAATCCAAGTTTCAGCCAGCGGCAGTACCTTCACGCGCTCCAGAAATGACGTGCTTTGCATTGCCGTGTAATACGCCCCGGTGCGCTGTTCAACCAGGCTCTTAGCCAATGCGTTTCGTAACCCGCCGTCAAAACGCTGCGACCCGCTGCGCGTGGTATGGTAGAGGCTCAGT